GACGACACTCTCGGGAGTATCTTCTCGTCTGATATGGCTATCGGAAGATATGTTGCACAAAGGGCAGGTATCGGTATCAACGCTGGAAGAATTAGAGGAATCGGTTCAAGGATTAGAGGAGGTGAAGTCCAACATACAGGAGTTGTCCCTTTCCTTAAAAAATTTGAATCAACAGTTCGTTGTTGCACTCAAAACGGTGTCCGAGGAGGAAGTGCAACAGTTCATTTCCCAATATGGCACCAAGAAATCGAAGACATTATTGTCCTAAAGAATAACAAAGGAACAGAAGATAACAGAGTTAGAAAGTTAGATTACTCTATTCAGTTATCTGAATTGTTCTACAAAAGATTTCTTGCAAATGAAGAGATAACATTATTCTCTCCAAATGATGTAGAAGGATTATATGATGCATTTGGTACACCCGAGTTTGATGAACTTTATGAAAAGTATGAACGTGCAACATCAATACCAAAAACAAAAGTTAGTGCAAGAGAACTAATAACAAATTTACTAAAAGAACGTGCAGAGACTGGTAGAATATATATTATGAATATTGACCATTGTAATGAACATAGTAGTTTCCTTGACAAAGTAAACATGAGTAATCTTTGTCAAGAAATTACTTTACCTACAGACCCGATAGAACATATTGACGGTGAAGGTGAAATTGCATTGTGTATATTGAGTGCTGTCAATGTGGGTATTATTAAGGAAGAAGAGTTAGAGAATCTATGTGACCTCGCAGTCAGAGGATTAGAAGAACTTATTGACTACCAACAATACCCAGTTGAGGCCGCAGAGAGGTCAACACTTGCAAGAAGAAGTCTTGGTATTGGATACATTGGACTCGCACATTTCCTTGCAAAGAACAAGGTTAAGTATGACGACCCTAAGGCATGGGAACTAGTACATGAACTTACAGAGTCATTTCAATACAACCTTCTAAGGGCATCTAATAATATTGCAAAAGAAAGAGGTGCATGTGAATACTTTGATAGAACTAAGTATGCACAAGGACTATTACCAATAGACCACTATAAGAAAGATGTAGATGAACTTGCAAATCCTAAATTAAGATATGATTGGGAACAACTTAGAACAGACATAAAAGAATATGGTTTAAGACATTCAACATTGTCTGCACAAATGCCTTCAGAGAGTTCTAGTGTTGTATCTAATGCAACAAATGGTATTGAACCACCAAGAGATTACTTATCAGTTAAGAAGAGTAAAAAGGGAACACTAAAACAAGTCGTACCACAATACTCACATTTAAAGAATAGTTATACACTACTATGGGATATGCCTTCTAATGAAGGATATATAAATGTTGTTGCAGTAATGCAGAAGTTCTTTGACCAGGCAATTAGTGGAAACTGGTCTTATAATCCCGAGAACTATGATAACGGAGAAGTTCCAATATCAGTTATGGCAAAAGATTTACTCAACACATATAAATACGGTTGGAAAACATCATATTATCAGAATACTATGGACGGTAAGACTGAAGATGTAATTGAAGATACTCCTTTACCATTAGGAGAGGAAGACAATGAGGAGGATTGTGACGCCTGTGCAATATAAAGATAAAACAGTAAAAATAAAAAGAATTACAGATGACCCAAAAGAAAAATCTGTAATTGGTTGGACGAATGAAGAAACTTTACACTTTATGGAAAAGGGATATGTGGTTTTAAGAAAGTTTATACCACAAGAAATCATTGATATGACTATGGACGTATGGAAGACTATTGAACATAACGAACAAGTCCATGATGCAGTTTTTGTTTTAGAAGAAGATATAATTCATGAATCTCCACCCGAGACACTATTTAAATCTCATGGGGGTCACACTAGTCCTATGGGTGTTATGATGCACAATTACTTAACAAAAAGATTATCTGAAGTTATAGATTTATCTTTAAAGGAAACATATACTTACACTAGAAAGTACGATAGAGGTGCATATTTAACTGCACATACTGATAGACCTTCATGTGAAGTTAGTTCTACCATATGTTTAGACTATAAGTCAGATGATGGTTCTCCATGGAAGATATGGGTCAAGAATGATGACAACTATGTACAAAAAGAAGATGGGTCTCCATTTGAACACCAAGAAATAGTAGACATGTCTCAAGGTGTTCCTTTAAGAGAACGAAAGAAAGACCCTAGTATGAAATGTATTACATTAGAGGTTGGAGATTTGTTATTGTATCAAGGCCCGAATGTGATTCATTGGAGAGATACTTTTGTCGGAGACTATACATACCACATGTTTTGTCATTGGTTCAATGAACTAGGTATGTTAAACGAGGCTCCAGGCGCAATGACTGATGTTGAACCCAATATGCCAACTTTAAGAAATGTTCTTGCATACGATGGAAGACCAACTAGATATCATACAGGTAATGAACAATCAGAAGAATTTAAAAGATTTGCCCAAGAATGGAATAAAGAAAAGGATAAAAGAAAATATTCCAATAACTATTATCATATAGAAAGAGCATAAAAATGACAGTATTTAATAAAAAAAATGTAGACTTCAAAAAGAATAAGATATTCTTCGGAGAGTCACTTAACACACAAAGATTTGATGAGTTCAAGTATCCTATATTTGATAAACTCACTCAAAAACAATTAGGATTCTTTTGGAGACCCGAAGAGGTATCTCTACAGAAAGATAGAAGTGACTACAACTCATTATCTGATGCACAAAAACATATTTTTACTTCTAACCTAAGATACCAAACACTTTTAGATTCAGTGCAGGGTAGGGCGCCATCCATAGCATTCTTACCATTTGTCTCTCTACCCGAACTGGAGTCATGTATTATAACTTGGGATTTTATGGAGACTATACATTCACGCTCCTATACTCATGTTATAAAGAATGTGTATAGTAATCCTTCAGAGATATTTGATACAATTATAGACGAAGAGGCAATTGTAAAACGTGCAGAAATGGTCACTGAAAAGTATGATGAGTTTATAGCACTAGGTCGTAGAAGATTACTTGGATTAAAAGTAGACGATTATGACCTTTATAAGGCACTATATCTTGCACTTATATCAGTTAACATATTAGAAGGACTTAGATTCTTTGTGTCATTCGCATGTAGTTTTGGTTTTGGAGAACTTAAACTTATGGAAGGTAGTGCAAAGATTATCTCTCTGATTGCAAGAGACGAATCACAACACCTTGCAATATCACAACACATACTTAAGGCATATAAAAATCAAGAGAATGACCCAATAATGAATAAGGTTATGAAAGATTGTGAATCCGAAGTATACAAAATGTATGAAGACGCAGTAGAACAAGAGAAGGAATGGGCTGAGTTTCTATTCCAACATGGTTCAATGATTGGACTTTCTACACAACTACTAGGAAACTATGTTGAGTATATTGCAAACAAGAGACTTCGTGCAATAGGATTAAAACCTATATATGATATCTCTTCAACAAACAACCCTTTACCATGGACACAACATTGGTTCAACAGTAGAGGACTACAGAACGCACCACAAGAGACAGAGATTGAGTCGTATGTCATTGGTGGTATCAAACAAGATGTTGACGACTCTACATTCGAGGACTTTAAACTATGATTGAAATATATGGAAAAGATAATTGCCCTTATTGCGATAAGGCAAAAGCACTATGTGAAAGAAAGGGATTGGATTATCAATATAAACTATTGAGTTTTGATTTTACTAGAGAAGAAATGTTTGAAATGTTTCCAACTGCAAGAACCTTTCCACAAATCAAAGTTGATGGAAATGCAATCGGTGGATACACTGAATTAGAGGAAATAGTTAACTTAGAAGACTAATGAAATCATTTAGATTATATCTTCCAAAAGAATCTGAACAGAATGTTCAGTGTGAAAGGTGGAAACATCTTTTTAAGATGATTGATAGAATCCATAATGAAGTTAGAGTCTACATTTCGGGTATAGAGTTTTCTGAAAAGGATGCAAAATACCCATTACCATATGCAGTAATAGAAGGCAAGAGAGTTTCATTTGAACACTTGTATGATATGGTTATGATAAAAACTGGTAAAGCTGAGGACGATTATATCCCAAAGGAAGATAATGGACAAGATTAAAGAAGATAAGTTCTGTAATGAATGCACTACAGAATGTACAATAGAACACTATGGTGAATATGAATTACTATATTGTCCTTTTTGTGGTGAAGAATATGATGAAGATGAATAATGGATATATTTTGCAAAGACTCTAAAATGTTGAAGATTGCAATTAATCTTGCAGAACAACTTGAAATCGCAGACGAACACAATGTTGCAGTTTATGTCAAACGATTACCACCCTCTTTCCAACAGAAAGGAATCATAGAATACCCTAGACACTTCAAAGACTCAACACATATTGATATCTATATCAAATATGACTCAGAAAGATATATTACACTTGCACATGAAATGGTACATTTAAGACAAGTTTTGACTGATGGAGTTATAGATGAAAATGAGGCATACACCTTAGAAAAGACACTAAAAGTGCTTGACAATGGGTAGCACTTTATAGTATACTAACAGTATGGAAAATAAAGTAATAAAGAGAATCTTCGTTGATATGGACGGAGTACTAGCAGATTTCAACACTGGTGTTGAAACATTGACAGGGAGAGAGTTCCCTAACACCGACCAAGGTCATAATGACTATGACGAAAGGAAGGAAGAGTTAACAAACAAAAGACTGTTCAGAAACTTACCACCTATGCCAGATATGTATGACTTAGTTGCATACATCAGACATACAGGACTTCCTTGGGAAATCCTAACTGCGGCTGGTGTTATCAACAGAGAATTAGTGGTGTTCGATAAGAACGAGTGGATAAGAGAACATGTCAGTCCTTCAGTGGTAGTCACTTGTACTATGACTGGTAGTCAAAAAGGTATGTTTGCAATCAAGGGGAGTGTCCTCATTGACGACAGACAGAAGAACCTTGATGCATGGGAGAAACATGGTGGAATTGGTATCCTACACACTAGTGCAGAAGACACCATTGCACAACTGAAAGAACTAAGAAACAGTTAATTTCAGACGACTAAATAATAGACTGGTTATCCAGTCTATTCGCATATGAGGAACATAATGGAAAAATTGAAAGATAAACTAATAAGATTTTGGAGATGGATATTCGCAGAAGAATATAATATTACCATATACCGTCAATCAGAAGTATCGGGTCAAATGTATAAGTCTACTTATACTGCTCGTAAACTTTTGATTCAGAAAGAAAAACACTTAAAGTTCAGAGATTGGGATACCAAAAAAATGGTAGAGATTCGCTCGTCCAGTGGATTGGACTATAAAATAGAGGAGATATAATGAATCAATTTTTTATAGCAATTATATTGGTACTTGGATTAAGTTCTTGGTATCTGTTTAATGAAAATCAAACACTCACTGCAAATAATGTAAAATTAGAATCTGCAGTAGAGGAACAGAAACAGACTATCCAAGCAATTAAGGATAATCTTGAAAAACAAGGAAAGGCACTTCAGAACATGCAGAGAAAGAATGCACAAATAGAGGCCGATAAAGACAAGTACTTGTCTATATTATCAAAACACAACTTTGAGAAACTTGCAATTGCAAGGCCAGGGTTGATGGAAATAAGATTTAACAATGGAACAGACGAAGTATTAAGGGAGTTAGAAAATGACACTAAGAACATTAGTAATATTGACGACACTAGTTCTAACGACTAGTGCATGTTCCCTACTGGGAACAAAACAGATTGAGGTAGTATCAAAACCAGTTCAACTGGATATCATACAACCAACATTACCAAGAGAGATATCTCTACAAACACCAAAGTGGTATGTTGTATCAGAGGCACGAATAGTTAATCCATGTGTTAAGTCTTTATCATATGAACCTAAGAGATTCAATGACGAAGGTGTAGAACAATTCAAAAGACCAAAAACTTGTGAGTTGACTGAAAGAGAGAATCCCGAGTGGCCAGTTGGATACACTTACTTGGATAGATTTCTTGACGACATGAAAGACCAAAACAATGGAGATGTTGTATTTGTTGCAACGACTGTTGGGGACTATAAGAAAATGACAATCAACAATCAAGAGATTCGTAGATACATACGAGAACTTGGAGAGGTCATTATATATTATCGTGATGTGACATTACCAAACGGAGAAAAGGGAGTAGGAATTGAAGGCACCAAAACAAGTAATTGATTCAACACCTGTTGATATACCTTCTACAGAACCTATAGAACAAGAAGAGAGTACATTACAACCTACTGATTTCCAACCTGCACCTACTGAAGTGTTGCAGTTGTTTCCTACTAACATGTTGAGAGGTAGTATACCACTTGACATGAATACTATATCAAATGATATTAAAGGGTTAGTAGATAAAGTTAAGGAACTAGAGGGTAATGATACTGCAAGAAACTATACTACCTATTTCAACCATGATATAAGAACAAGTATGCATGAGTTTGAGTGGTTTAAAATGTTCTCTAATATCATAAAAGATACTTATGTGGAGTTCTGTAAAAATATCTATGCACATGAACTAGACTATTTACAAAGAGATGACATACACTTATTTGCATGGGCAAGTGTCTACAATGAAGAACATTCACATGAGGTTCATAATCATGTCGATTCCTTTATGTCGGGAACATGGTATATAAAAACTAATGAGAATACTGCACCTATCAAATTTATTTCTCCTAATGTAATGACAACATTTCAACACACTTCTGTAGATACATATCATTCAAGAGAGAACTTTCCTAACATGCATTTTATGGGTACAGAATGGTTAGAGAATGAGGTACACTTTAGACCATTAGAAAGTGAGTTTTTACTATGGCCTTCTTACATGCAACATATGGTTCCAGTCAATACAGTTCCACAAGATGAGAACTATGAAAGAATATCATTGTCGTTTAATCTAAAACATAGACTTAATATAAATGATAACGATACTGGACATAACATGTCATATAAAGGTATTCTATGACAATAGGTTTTACATGTGGTGCATTTGATTTACTCCATGCAGGACATGTAGTCATGTTAAAAGAGGCAAAAGAGAATTGTGACTACCTAATTGTGGGATTACAAACAGACCCTAGTATCGATAGACAGGAAAAGAATCAACCAGTACAGTCAGTCTATGAAAGGTTTGTACAATTGTCTGCAGTGAAGTATGTTGATGAAGTAATACCATATGATACAGAAGAGAGTCTAATGGACTTGATTCAATCTACAGAGTTTCATTTGAGGTTTGTGGGTGAAGACTATATAGATAGAGACTTCACTGGAAAAGGACTACATGAAATATATTATACAGACAGGAAACATTCATTCTCAACGAGTGATATAAGAGGTAAATTAAGATATGTCAAAGAATAAAACATATGCAATGGACGAACTTTTTAAACAGAGTGCAAGACACTTACCAGTGTTTGACCAAGACAATCAAGTATTGACTATAGATAACTTCTATGAAAATCCCGAAGAGATATATGACTGGTTAACTAGTCAACAGTATCCATTGTGGAAATACTCCACTGAAAGAGATACAGAGAATGCACAACGATACAATGACTGTAGAATAACAAACAAAGTAGCACACCCAACAAGATTATATTTCGCAGAGATGGAGAGAGTGCTTGACCAGTGTAGACAATACTTCCACAAAGGAGAATACCACTGGGATATGATACAAGAGTTTAATGTGTTCCAAACAATAGAAGAGTTCGACACTAAGGTTCAACACTACCCACACATAGACAGTGAGTTGCACATGTCCAACAATGCATCAACACTTAACATGTTAGTCTATTTGGATAAAGAAGAGAGTGGTGGTACTGCAGTATATGGTGGAGAGTGGATTACTAATGATGAAGCACATTCACTGTTATATCCAGTTGAGGATAGATTTACGATTGACCATATCATTCCTGCAAAGTTTAATCGTTGTGTTATATTTCCAGGCAATAGACTGCATGGTGCATACATAGATGATTACACTAAATACTCGGGAGAAAAGTGGAGATTCTCACAAGTACAATTTTTCCACCCACAAAGAGGACAACAATGAGTTTTGTAATATGCGAACATAGAGCACTTTCACCTGAATTATGTGATGAGTTAATTAACATGTGGGATAGGGCTCCAGTCACTGAAGTCTTTAATCCTGATGAAACTCGTTCAGATTTGGTTCAACCAGTCAATGACGAAGACAACGATAGATTGAAATATGAAGACCATTTAGGTCGTTCAATATATGTTATTGGTGGTACTAATCCCGACTATGAAATCATAGAGAAGTATTGTACTCATGCAGTGCCTGAACATGAAGACTTTAAACAGATATCTTATGTGTCTATAATACAATATCCCGAAGGTACACATATGCCTTTTCATAGAGATAACGCAGACGATGGGGATACAGGAACCGTAGTGTTTAATTTAAATGATGAGTTCAAAGGTGGTAAATTCCATGTAGACGGACACACATTCATTCCATTCTTAGGAAACATGATTGCATTCAATGATTCAAACAACAGGTGGCATGGTGTTGACCCAGTGTTCGGTGATGAAAGATTCTCATTGTGCATATGGTATACAGACCCCGATAGAACTCCTGAAGATGAGGAATACAATCAACAAGGAGAGTTTGTTCAACAAGAACAACAATCGGAGAAGAAACATAGTTATGCAATATTGCCTGAATGATACACCCCGATTCAGTCAAGTGTTATGTGTGTAAGGATTCTATCCTTATAGAAGATGTGAAGTATCACACTGCAAGGGGAGAAGGGAACATTAAGGTCTTTTGTGGGCCTGAATGTAGTTTAAAATATTATGGAGAAGTGAAATGCCAATCAAATACGGAAAAACAGTAATCGCAAAGGATAGGAATACTGGTAAATTAACAACAACACACGATTATATCAAACAGAAATCAATTAAAGAATTGATTGATGCATATAACAAACCTGTTGTACCAAAATTAAGACAAAAAGTAAAGAATGAACTCGTGAGAAGAGGTGGTGTTGTGTTTGAAGTTAAACAAGAACCTACAGGAGACATTACTGAAGGACTCGCATAATGGATTATGTGGAGAGGTTCAAGTATGACGGTTATTGTGTCATACCAAATGTAATATCTGAGAATGAAAGTGCAGACTATATTGATACAGTAAAAAATGTCATACAGAGTCATACACTTGTCAAGGATTACAAAGGTAATGACAACAGACTATATAATATATCCGAACACTTCACTTCATTATATAAGAATGAGACTTTAGTATCACTTGCAAAAGAAATACTCAACTGCGAATCAATAGACATATGGAGAGACAGACTATATCCATGTGAAACCATAATGCACCCACCATTACAAAATTCAAATAGTGCTAGGTGTTCTCCAAATAAAACACTAACATGTTATGTGTGTCTTGTCAGTGCAGAAGGTATGAGTGTTCAACACGAATCACATTTAATAGTAGAGCCAATAATACACAATCATATGAATAGTGTAGAGGGTGAGGGTACAATTCACCCAGTCAATTGTAAACTTACAGATTTAAAGGGAAATCTTTGTGTAGTTTTTACTCACATGGATACCATAGTTGAGGGTAAGAACCCTATTGAACTAACTGGTACATGGAGTCCAAAGGTTGTATGGGAATATGTCGATACTGATTCCAAGAACATAATGTCTAAAGATAATATAGAACATGGACGCATTACACTATAAGAAACATGGTTGGGTACACATAGAGAATGTGATACCACAAAACCTAATTGATATAGTCACTGAGGTTAGTCAAGAGTGCAAACAGATTGCAGTTGAGAATGAACACACCCCTGCACCATATGGAACTAGAATACACTGGAAAGGATTGGGTTGTGCATCTAAGTATGAACCTAGACTGTTGGAGTGTTATAAATCAGAAGTCAATCGTAAGATTGCAACAGAACTATTAGAGACTGATACACTATATCTGTACAATGACCAAATAGTACTGAAACTACCCAATGAAGAGTTTGAGTTCGAAGAACACTATGACAATCAGTACAGTTCTAACAGAGACAATAGGATACATAGTATCAATCTCTCGTGGATACTAGATGATTTTACAGATGATAATGGAACACTAAATATGAGTGGACAACAGATATATCCTAAAACAGGAGATATAGTTGCAATAAGAGGTGATGTGATACATTCCTCTAAACCAAACATAAGTAATAAGAGTAGATTGTTATATGCATGTGTGTTTAATGGTAATGAACCAGTGATACATGAGAACTTTTACAGAGAGAAGTGGATATGAATGTAAATGACCCTGCACCATTAGGACAAATAGAAAGTATGAGGTTCAACCCCGATAAGGAATGGGTTGGAGATAATGACTTCAATAGTCAGTTCTTTGGATTGATAGAACTATGTCAAGACCTTAGAGACTGGGGTGTAAGGAATGCACAATTACTAGAGATAGGAACCTACAAGGGAGAGTCTAGTATCATATTTGCATCAACATGGTTGTTTGACCATATAGTGACACTGGATAAACATAATATGCCAGAACAATACTACCCTTTGAACATGTTCTTAGACAAAATGACATATCACTTCATAGACTCTAAGGATATAAAGGAACACTATGAGGATAACACATTTGATGTTGTCTACATAGACGGAGACCACGAAACTATAGGTCTTATGAAGGACATGCAAAATGCAAGAAGTCTTCTAAAGACTGGTGGGTATATGTGTGGACATGATTACAATCCAATATCATGGCCAAACACAGTACAAACCATTCGTGCATTTTTTGGAAGAGAACCCGACAAGGTTTATAGTGATACTAGTTGGGTATATAAGATAGGAGAATAATCATGGGATTTTTTAGAAAATTTACTGATTGGTTAGGATTTGAAACTGTCCGTGCAAGAGACGAGAAAGGTCGTTATATTGCAGATGACAAATCAACACCTGATATTGACGAATCAAAGAAAAGAGTTTACAAAAGTAAACGAATAAATAAAAAGAAATAGTTTATTGGGGCTGGGGGTGCGACTAGGGTCAGTTTCCTACTTGCACTAGGAAACTCTGAGGGGCAGAACCTCACACTCCACCATTCGAGTCTTAAGACTCGAACTATTATAAATATTATTATGAAATATTATTATACATATAAAGTATTGTTTAGTAATGGTGACTATTACTTAGGTCAACACACTACTGATAATTTAGAAGATGGTTATACAGGTAGTGGAAAGAAACTCAATGAGAGAACAGACCCTTTCATATTTGATATACTAGAATACTACAATTCAGAAAAACAATTAAACACTGCAGAGGCTGAGTTGATTGGTGACTTGTGGTATACAGACCCAAAATGTCTAAACATGAAAGAAGGTGGTACTGGAGGTTGGTCAGCAGTAAATAAGACTTTAGATAGGTCTTATATGTTAACAGAAGAGTACCGTGAGAAAATGAGACAAAATACAATAAGATTACATGAAGAAGGAAAGATACCCTCTTTTCCTAAACATGCATCAAAACTTGGTATAAAAAGATTAAAACAATTATATCCGAAAGGTACATTCTTTGGTAAATCTCACACTGAAGAGACTAAGAATAAGATTGGTCTGAAAAATGCAAAACATCAAAAGGGTAAAGGTAATTCACAATATGGTAAAATGTGGATAACCAATGAACAGGAATCTACAAGAATCAATAAGGGTGAATCTATACCCGAAGGTTGGAGAAAAGGAAGAGTCATTGGAATTTAAAGAAGTACTGGAACACCCTGTTCCACATATACGAATAGAGAATGTCTTCAGTGAGGAGACACTTGAATCATTCAACGAAATGTTGAGTGGTGAACTCATTCGTAATACAACTAAAGCATACGACTTATATAATCCAGTAGGACGATATCACCCAATGATACTAGACACCTATAAAGAGGTATTCGATAGACGATTTGAACTCGCAGAATCATTAGGTACAGCACTACCCAATGGCACACACAAACAAAGAGGTGTTGTTCAAGGTTATAAGGGCCCTAACACATACCACTTACATTTAGATACAACCACAAAGATAATGACAAGTGTAGTGTATCTATCTCCACAAGAGAATGTGGGGACAAAGTTCTATGAGGACGGAAAAGGACATGGAATGTACGAAGACCCATGGAAAGTCAATTGTGGTTATATATTCTGTAGAAGTGAGAACTCATGGCACAACTATGAGAACCCACAAGACAATATACGTTGGGTCGCAATGTACAACATTATAAATGCATAAATACTATTGTCACACAAATGACACATAACCGAAACAATTAAGACACGAAGACTAAGTACCTATATGGGAAGTGCAGTTGTCGGATAGTTTCAAACATTAAAGGAGATAACAATGCAACATTACGCATCATTGTCTGCCTCGTATCTTAGGACACTTGCAGACAATTTCAATACTATGATGAAGAGTGGTAGATTAACAAAAGTCACTAAAACTTTTATAAAATAATCGCTTGACATAACCCGTGTATACACGTATAATGTATACATGGGTTTTATAAATCTTAATAGTAGTTTGCGATACGGGCCGAGTGGTAAAAGAAGAAAGACTTCTGCCTTTACTACCAAGTCTAAACGTACTAAATACAAAGAACTTCTTTCACAACAGCAGGAAATCTATGACCAAGTGATGAAAGAAGTAGAGGAATATCCCTCATACATAGGAACAAGTACAGGTGCAATTACACCTTTACAAGAACCTATGCAATATACTGGAGAAAGGAAGTATCTTGGTAGTTTTACCATGCATAAGTCCAACATGGTGCCTGTCTTTGAAGATGACAAACAACATGCGATAGATATTGCACGTATGAGACGGTAATAAATAAACTTGAAATATATTATTTACAGGAGAAGTATATAATGGGAATTAAAATTATCACACAAAAGTTTGGTGATACAACAACAGAAGATGTCAATAGATTACATCTAGAACTAAGTCGTAAAAGAGTTTTTACGATGACACCCGAGAGTCCAATAGAATTATATTGTCATACAGATAATCCCGAAGGATTACATGAAGACATTAATATAATCAAACTTACACCGAGAGATGACATTACAGATAACAAATTCTATAATGTAGAACTTTTTGATAAATTCGGTGAGGATAAGGTTATACTATGGGACGCTAACTTACAACCACTTGACCTATGTCAGACACTGGTCATTAAAGGTTTCCCTATGAAAGGAGACTTTAAAGAGGCCATGGATTTCATACCCGATATGGATTTAGAGTTAGGTATGAAGATTAAAGAAGAACAATATCCTTTTATTCAATGTCCAACA